CCGGAGTGGCCCGTGCCCAGACCGTAACCCGTGCTGCTGCCTCTTCGTCCAGGTCCATAGCGAACGAAGTCCACCCCGCCTTACGCATCGGAATGGCATCACTGAACAACGGACCGGTGAAGTTGGTCGCATCGACCACGACTCCCAGATCTTCGGTTTCGTATGTCTCGGCCATCGTTACCTCCTAAAACGCTCGACCGACTGAAGCTCGAACGAGAGTCCGGTTGGGTGTCGCTGTCGGGAGAAACCCGATCTTGATCTCACGTGTCATCGCCGGGACGATGATCTGCGCAAAACGCACAGTGTTTACGAAGCTGGTATCCAGCAAGGCATCGGTAGCATCCTTGAACGTCGCGTCATCGGAACCGCGAGCATAAATGAAGACCCGAGAGCCGACCAGCGCATCGATGTCGAGTCCGAGGGCGTTCCAGCCTCTCTTTCTCATCGGTATCGGATCGCTGAAGGCGAGAACCAAAGGCGCATCGGTCGAATCGACCAAAGTGCCCAAGTTCTCGGTGTTGTACTTTTCCGCTCGTGCCCTGTGTCCCATGCTCTCCTCCTACAGCGAAGCGGCCCCCATCTGAAGGTCGCCCGACTTTTTCTTGGCGTAGGCCGCATCGAGGCTCGATGGAATCGCGACCCTGGTCTCGGGCTCTGGCTTCGGAGCCGGTGCCACTGCTGGCTCCTCTGGGGCACTCTCTCCCGATTCGACGAAAGACGCCGATCGGCCACGGGCCAGCCGGTCAAGCTTACGGTCCATCACCCGAAGCTGCGACTCCAGGGTGTCGATACGAGAGTTGAGAGCCTTATTCTCGTAATCCACCTTCTGGTTGAGAAGCTGGTACGCCAGATCCGCTTTCTCGTCCGCACGCACCGCGTGTTGCTGGGCCGACTCCGCTGCCTGGTTGTTCGGTGCGATCTGTGCGGTTCCAAAGGCCGATGCCACAGCTGCCGCGATGATCGCGACGAACTTCAGAGTGGGCGCGGTCTTTCCGTTCAGTATGCTTGGTGCTCGACTGTCAGCCATTCTTCTCTCCTTCCTCTACTGCGATCACGGTGTAGGTTTCTTGATCCATGACGAGCTTCGTTCCTTTCGGAAAGCCCAAGCGCTCGCGGACCTCCTCCTGCAGAGCCGCGAGCTGTGCGTACAAGAGCGATTGTCGGTCTTTGAGAGAGGCCAGCTTGAGGTTACAGTTCTCGACCTTCAAGCGCTCGACTTCGGTGAGTTCGTGTTTTTCCGGCATCAGACGATCTCTCCTGCGAAATGCTCCGCATCGAGGAGCCACTGGTACAGCTCCCTAGCGATCTCGTCATAGATCGGAACGTCCGCTGCGCTGGTCAACTTCGCCACGATTGTCGTGTAGTCGGACCCGCTGAGCTTGAACCGCTTACGTGTCGCCTTCGGGACCTCCACGCCATCGGTAAACTCACCCTCGCTCTCCACCCCGTACAGCGTGTCGATGAGGATTGCCCCTTTCCTCAAGTCCACGAAGAACGAGACGATTTTGACGTGAGTGTAGCTACCTTCGGCTATGTCGCCCGGGTCAAACGCCGTTGTCAGTTCGATGGTCATCACTGCTCCTTTCTTTAGAAGACCTTCTTTACGCAGACTGCAGTCAAACGTGACTCTTCATCACAAGTCGCGGTCACTCCTACTCCACCGTTGTGATAGGCTTGGAGCTGGATGTAGTCGCTCACGTTCGTGATGTCGACCATGAAAGTGAGCGGGATCAACTGATACTCGCCCACGTGCTCGAAGTTGATTGCGTTGATGGTCCACGCACCTGCACCCTCCACCGTCCCGTTCTTCAAAAGCTGGAACAGCACGTTTAGCGAGGCAGCGCTGGCCTTCATCCTGAGAACGAAATCGAGTTTGTAACGACCCTTCGTAACCGGCATCGTCAGTCGACGAGTCGTGTCGTTCACGGTCATCGACTGCGTCAAGATCTCGTACCGGGGCATGATGTCCGTATAGGTGTTGTCTGGGATAGAAATCGTCGTATCTTCGCGCCAATACCCATGTGGGGGCTCGGCTTCGTAGTTGATCTTAGAGTGGACCTCGTTCCACCGGTTACTCGGTGAACCAAGAAAACCGGCCGGGTTCGTGAGGTAGTCTGTAGCTGGCTCCAACACCGAACCCTGCGAAGCGTCTGCTTGGAAGATCCATCGCCGCAGCGCAGGCGTCGAACCATCGATCGCGAGTGCAAGGCCCTCACTGACTCCCGCTTGTGTGAACTGCTGCAGCCGAAGTATACCAGAGGACCCCGCGAGCTGAAACTCCCAGCGCTTACCCGAGGCATCGCTACCACGGCGATCGAGAAGAGCGAGAGTCGGACGCTCCGAAGTGCTGCCGGGTTTGTTGCTGATGCGAACGTACCCGTGCTCAGCTAGAACGAAAGAAGCAGTCGCGTCCTTGATCTTGAGGCCCCACTCATCTGCTACTCGGTCGTAGTAGAGGCCGGTGTTCGTATCGACGAGGTAGTCGGTCACAAAAGCGACATAACCTGCGTCCACTTCCATCGCGCAGCTCAAGTCCGCTGAGAAAGAGAGCAGGTCAGTCAGGACGATGGGTCCCTGGCTCGTGATCTCCAGGCAAGCGACCCCGTCACCGGCCAAAATCCAAGACTCCTCGGGGTCTACACCGAATACACCATCGAAGACGCGCTCGTTGAACCACTGAAACCAGAGAGCTACGGTCTTTGTTCTCCAGTTCTCGTAGTCACTCGGAGGCGCTTCCTCAAACTCCCATCCGAGGTTTTTCTTTCCGGATGGCGGGTCGGTGATGTGCGCTGTGGTCATCGCCCAAAGTGGCACCTGCGTCGGCTTCGTGTATTGTGCTGGCATTACTCCGCTCCTCCGTAGTGACCCTCGTCATAACCCTGGCCCGAAGTATCAAAACGGAACGGATCTTCCGGGTAATAGACGAGATGGGCGAGCACTCCCGCCGCTTTTCCCTCTCTCAAATAGACGGCAACAAGGGCCGCATCGAAACCGGTATCGACCGGAGTCGTCAATTCCGCGATGAAAGCAGCAGGGAAGAACTCCCGGATCTTGACCACTGATCCGGTAGCCGCCTTCAAAATCCCGATCGCATCCTCCGCTGTGCCGCTGCTCGCGTTAATGAGAATCCGAGTCCGAATCGCGATACGGTACTGGTCGTCGGTCTTCCCGTTTCGGTCCTCACCCACGATAGAACCGAGGCCATCGAGCTGTTCGCCTACGGCATTATCGATCTGTCTGCCAAGCAGCACACCCCACAACGCATCTTCGAGGTCCTGGATCTGTTCCACGTAACTCGTGATCAACGCAGCGACTCGCTCTTTTCCCTTGAACTTCTGGATCAGATGGTCGAGGGCTTCGGCTACGTGGTCATCTGTCTTGGTCAGCGTCATGGATTCGGTATCCGTATGCGCCCTGTATCAAAGGTCGCCAGCTCCAGAGTGTCTATCGCGATGTTACCAGTTCCGGTCGGAGGTGTCGAGTCGTCGATCTCAAAGACCGGCACATCCTCGACCCCAGCGACAGTCAAGCAAGCGGCCTTGAACTGCAGCGCGATGACATCCTCTCCGGTCTGCTGTTCATCACCCAGCGCGACCAGAGCCGCTTTGACTTGGTCGTTCCCATCAGCCGGGAAGTCGCCATTCGTGGTCAGCGTAGCATCGATGTAGATCGGAACTTCCGTCGGTCTCGAAAATCCGATGTCATGGTCGAAGCCCATAGAGTCGGTCACGGTCTCGGTGATCGCACCATCGGCCTCGATACCAGCCGGTTTCGTGACCTGGTTGTCGCCTCCCAGGACGACCGAACGGAACGCCTTGCCAGGTATGCCCAAGCCATCGGTGATCAAGGTCACGTTTTCCAGGACGAGAGCCTGGAGCACCGAAGCCACGAGGAGCAGGTCTGCGCGGATCGCTTCCACCGTAGCAGCACCAGCGACCTGGAGCAGCTGTTCTCGACGCACTCGGAACTCCGGGTCAGTCTCGACGTTCCGACCCTCCTCCGCATCAACGGTGTTGAAGCCCTTCGTGGTCCCCACCACAAAACCAAGCACCGAGTTTGCGCTACCCGCCAAAACAGCGACTTCCGCTCCCGGTCCACTGAGAGTGCTTCGGACTCGGATTCTCGTATCACTGTCGATGAGGATGGCTTCACCGTCTTGACCGTTTGCGACGATCCCAGCGTTGATCAGGTCTCGGACATCAGAAGCCGACCAGGGATCGCCCCCAAAAAACGGGATGACGATGTCAATCCCACCGAGGGGTCCGTTGAAACGGAAGTTCAGCTGCTTTCCATCTAGGGTATAGTTTTCCGGGTTCGTGCACGAGATCGCGGGTTCCGCGTTCCAGCCACTTACCGGAGTAACGATCGTGTCGATGGCTCCTGCAAAGCCACTGATAGGGCCGTAGTTCACGGAACGCGCAGGAGCAGAGACCGTGGCCGGGTATGCGAGCGAGTTCACCGCGTCTTCGAGCAGCTCCCATCTCTCACCATCTGTGGCGATGCCCGCTTGGCTTCCGGCAGGAACAGTCGTACTCCCGTTGAGGAACAGCTGATCGAGCACGACTTCGCTTCGTTCCTGGTCGAGACGGAGTGCACCCGTGATCGCTGCTACTTGATCCAAAGCCTCGTCCGAGGCTGAGTCAGGGTATGCGGCCCGATAGACAGCTTGGAGCACGTCCCAGCACTCTCGGAGCTTATCACCGAAGATCCCGTTCAGCTGTCCGAATAGCGAAGTCGCCAGGAGATTGAGTCGCGGATCGATAGTTCCCAGCTGTGCAGCCTTGATCTCGGCCAAGATGACCGATAGCGGCTTCTTTACAAAACCAGTCGGGGTTACGCCATAGTCGGTCATCGGATGATCAGCTCCTTTTCATAGGGGAAAGTGCCGCTGTCACCGGTACACTCAAACGACACCGACAGCGTCCTGCTCGTTCCCTCGTAGTCCAGCTGCAGGTCACTGATGCTCACTACTCCCGGAGTCCCGAGGATGACCTTTCGGAAAATCGACTTGATCACATTCAGTCTTGGCTTTTTGCCGAGTATCCGCTGGAAATACGGCACTCCG